CGCCTTCTGCGCTCTGACGCCGGGCCCCGCCAGCATCAGCAACAGCAGGCCGCGATGCAGGCGCAGGCACAGGTGCAGGCGCTTGCCGCGCAGCTTGAGCAGCAGGGCATGACCCCGGAACAGATCAATCAGCAAATGCTGTTGCTCATGGCCCAGCTTTCGCCCCAAGGGGGCGCGCAATGACGGACGGGATGCTCAGAGAGCTTGCGGGGCTGCCGCACGGAGCGCGGCAGGTTGTCATGGCCTGGTGCGCCGCGCGGATAGAGGAATTGCGCGACGAGCTGGAAGGGGCCAAGAGCGAACGGGAAATCAACCGCGTGCAGGGCGGGATCACGGAACTGCGTGATTTTGTCCGCAGGCTTGAACGACAGGCTTGAACCATAAAGGGGGTAAAACCATGAGTCAGTATGAACAGGACGAACAGCGGCAGGAACAGGGAGAAATGGAAGCCCTGGACGATTTTGACGCGGGTTTTGATACGGGCCTTGATGACGGAGGAGAGAGTAATCCGGCGGGAGAGCCTGGGGAACTTCCGGCAAACGGGAAGCCGGAAGAGGGCGAGGAGGGCGAACGGCCCGCTGATGCGCCGGATGAAGGCGGCAATCCGCCCCAAGAGGATGCCGCGCGAATTGTTCAGCAGTCGGGGGACAGCTTTTCGCCTGAACCGGCAGGCGAGAGGCGTCGCCCGAAGGCTGAACCGAAGGAATGGGAA